GAGCCATCAGCGCTGGGTCGTTCAGTGCGCGCTTATACCAAGGCTCCTCTGCCTTTTGAGAAAAGCCCTGCCCGTCATAAAACTTTGCGTCTTCTTCTGTTACAAAACGGCCACCACCGGATTGCATCGGCTCAAAACCATTTTGTTGCGGACTAATATCGGGTAGCGTCCGAATCGGGCGAACTTGCGGTGCAAGGGCCTGAACTGGTGCAACCGAACTGTTCCTCAAAACAGGCATAGGCTCAATTTCTTGCTTAATTTCTGGTTGCAACAAATTTTGTTGCACCAAATCTTGAAGTGCTTTTAGTAGTGCCATTATTTAACCTCACGCAAAAGCGCTAAAAACCATGTCGTAGCGAACTTGCTTATAGCCGTTTGGCGCAGTAGATACAGCCTCTGGCATAACCGCCTCGACCTCTTGAGCCAGTACGCCGACCTCTTCTGTGTCAATGCCAAGAACCTTAGCCGCGTCGTTCCACTTCCAACGATACAAACCAATCTTATCGCTCAGTTCGCCAATCTTTGTGACAGCGTCTTTTAGGCGGATGTCGGAAAAGTTAGTGCCACTTGCCGCAGTTGACATAAGGGTCAAATAGTCAAACAGACCCGGTTCTTTGGTTTGCGTTTGTGTGTTTGTCATCGGCGCTGGTGAAGAGCCAACAGCAGATGTAGTTAAGCCAACCGCCTGACCGGGAGCGGCTTGGTATCCACCGTACTGGTTCTTGGCGGCATCCATCAGCATTTGGTTGATACCCTGCACCAGTGCGCCCTCTTGCGCTGACTGCTTGTTTAATGCCATACCAGCACCAAAGCCAAGGTTTGATAGATTGCCAAGCGTAGTAGCCGCTTGCTGGCGGTTCTGAGAGCCAGCCAGCCCTGTGGCAATGTCTTGCCCTGCCATCTGCTGTGCGTTCTGATACCCAGTTTGGCGCATCTGAGCGGCCATGTTGCCCATCTGCTGACCGTAGTTGCGGCTAAGTTCTGATTGCATCAACGCATCGCGTGAGCCGCCAAAAGCGCCCCGTGCGGATGCCTGAGCCGCCAATTGGTTTGCCTCAATCTGACGCTGGCGATCCATGTCGCCCATTGTGTTTTGCACAACTTGCGTCTCGTATGGATTGGTGTACTGCGTTAAGTCAGTACCAGCAATTGTGGATGGACGGTACATGGTCTCCATGCCTGCCGTCATTCCAGCCTGACCCATACCTTGAGCCGCCGCGTTAAATACGTTACCGCTTGGGTTGCCTGCGTTTGCCATAATGATTCCTTATTGATCGTATCCAACGTCGCCAGCGAATGGGCTGGTGTCGTTCATTGCTGGGCCAGACCCGAATGTGGCAAAGCCATCTCCAGAGGCAATTGGGTTGCCAGAGCCATCAACAACAAATCCGCCGTAATGACTTGGAGCGTTTACACCAAACATACCGAAAAGACCGCCGCCAGCGTTTGTATTAGAGTTAGTCCGTCCACCACCAAACAGAGTCCCCAACAAGCCAGTCTGCTGTCCAAGTGGGACAACATTGCCAAACATATCTGTGGCATACGGCGTGTTAGTTGCGCCGTACTGATCCATTTGGTCGATGTTGCTATCCATTTGCCTGTCAGCAAAGCTACCTGCAACAGCGCCTAAAGCAGTGCTAACTGGACTAAGAGCAACCTGAGCAATCTGCTGAAACGCGCTTGCTTGTGGGTCAATCATGTTGTTGAGAGCGTAACTCTCAAGTGGGTTGCTGTTTGGCTGATACCAAGGCATAACTTACCCCCGACCGCTGTAAAACTTATCGTACTGAGCCGCAATGTCTGGCTGACGCGCCTTTAGTTCCGCCAATGCTTGGTCAAATAAACCACCAGAACTGTAACCAGATACGCCACCAGCATATTGCTGTACCTCTGGTAGCCCCGTGCTAAATTCAGCGCCTTGTGGAACCATGCCGAACGCTTGTTGGGCGTTAAACGTGTTTTGCATGGACTGAGTCTGCTGTGGGGATAGACCGGCTATTTCAGGGCCGTAATACGGCATATAACCGATTTGTCCAGCAATCTTAGCCTGAGCCAAGTTCTCTTGAGCCGCCTGATCCAGCCACGCTGGAAGTTGTTGCTTTTGAACGGTTGTATTGCTACCGCCTTTGCTACTCATATTTAAATCTCCACGCCCATAGTTGTAAAACGTTCTGTCCAACCCAAGTCATCCAGAGCCTTAATCCACCCCCTACGTCCAGCAAGGGTCATTGCAGAGCATCCATTTGCCTTGGCAAAGAAAATCATCGAGTCGCTAAAGTCTTTGATTTGCTCAAGGTCGCCGCCTGCAAGAAATACATGGAACACCTTTTTGCGCGGGTAGTCCAATATTTCTGTAACCATACAGCCTTTTGGTGCATTCCACAACTGCATTGTCCCCAGTTTAACACATTCAACTACATCTTGGAATAGGTGCGTACCACCAGAAAGTTTTAACGCCGCCTCAATCCAAGGTCTGCATTGCTCAAGTTCTTCGTCCAGTGTCATTGCATAAATCTTGTAATTGACAGGGTGGCGGCTGTACTGGCTGGCGCAAATGCGGTTGTAGCCGGAGCGGTAATCGTAATGTCCACATCACTCACGGCAAACATGGCTTGTAGGTACTGCCCAGAGGTTATTTGAAGTATTGCGGTACGGCTAACAAAAATCTCTTCACCATTTATTTTGAGAGATGTCTTCATCGTGCTACCCGCAGAGTCAGTGCCACTAATTCGTGGCCAAAACCAAATGCTTTTAGCGCTACCCGAACCTGATTTTAACTCCGCAGAAAAGGCCACAACAAACTTACCGCCTTCTTCAAAGACAATCTTTGTGCTGTCAGCAGGGTCTAGTGTAATGCCATCCGCAAATGTTATGTCATTCCAAGTGAGTGCGTATGCCGTGTCTGCTGTAGCCGCCGCTTGATCTACTGTCTTCAGCACTTGCGCGTACCCGTCAGCAAGTATTACCTGCCTAAATACACCGCCCTTGGACACTACAGGGTAGCCTGTACGATCCCACACCAAGATGCCGTCATCAGTAGCTTTGTCGCCTGTTACAAACGTAGCTAATTGAGACCGGACGCGGGTCATGTAATTGACCAAGCGCTCACCCCAAGGCTTCCAATCCGGGCCTAATGGCGCTGGAGGCGTTGCGCTCATCTCTTACCACCTTGCGTTACATCAATACGCATTGTGCCTATCCGCCAATTTGTTAACTCAGTGCCTGTTAGCCTGACGCGAACCTGACGGCCAGTCATGCGTAGCGATGTTGGGTTTGTCATTGAGTAAGGGCCGTATGAGCGCTCTTCGCTGTTCGGGTAAAACCTAGTCTTAAAGATAGCTGAAACGTCGCCCTGCGTCTGCTCATCGGGGATCATCTGCGTGACGTGCATTACGTTATCGCCGTTGCCGATGTTCATCGGTCCGCTTTCAACAAATGGCGTAGCACCGTCGTATGCGTGACCAAGGTCGTGGTTGTAAACGTTGCCGTTTGAGTCAAACCACACAGGCGTGGTGAACACACCAGCATCACAGGCAGACGTTCTGTCCATTGCGCCAATATGCCAAATGTTTTCTTTGTAGTCGTAGGCCACATAACGGTTGTTCTCAACAGACGCCTCGGACGGGTAGAACCACCACACTTCGTTGTACTTGCTGTTGTGAGTAACTGTGACCTTTGACTGTTGCTGACGGTTGATGTCATCAAAGATTCGGTCATGTACATCGCAGTTAATTGGCTCAACAGATGAACCATTAAAATAAAAGAATCCAGCCTGACCCATCCAGAATGCGCCCTCAGACACAGCAACGCCTGAGAGACGTGAGATAGTGCCGCAGGCTGTACCAACGCGCTCAAAGCCGTACACGGTAGGTGGGCCGTTGTATGTGGCAATGTGTGCATCAGTCGTTGTTAACAGCAGTGTGCGCCCACGTACCTGCAAGCCACCCATCAACTCGCCGTTTGTCTGCAACTCAATGTCGCCAGCCTCGTTGGTTGCCGCAGGCGTCCAAGCCGTGTTGTCTTCACGGTCGCACCATTGCACCTTGCGGGGTATGCCGCCAGCACCCAAAGCAAATAAGAACCGTTCTGACGTAACTATTGTTGATGTAGCACTTGGTGCGTTAGCAACAGGCTCGGCAACACCAGTCAGCGTGTATTCGTATATGGTTTTATCGCTTGAGTTACAGGCAATTAGGTACTCACCCCAGTTGTGCATTGACCAAGTTGTCGCATCAGCCAATACGCCATCAGTTGGGCGTTGGATGCCATAGAACCCAGTGCCATACACTTTGCCG